GTCCGCAGCTGCTGCCGGAACCGCTGCCGCCGAAGCCTTCTCGGCCGCAATGGCGCAGACCTATGTGACGACGCCGGATCACGGGCTGACCGGAATGGCCGAAGAGGCGACCGCCCGGGCCGAAGCCTATCGCGAGGCTTCCGGCATGCTGGCCGATGCCGCCACCCGTCCGATGCAAAGCTGGCAGGCGCTGAAGGATGCTGTCTCCGGTGCCGGAACCGAAGGCGAAACCGCGCTCGATGGGGCCGCAGAGGCCGCCAACCGGCTGGACGAGTCGATGACCGAAGCCGGGCGCGCCGCCGGTGGCGCCGGTGCCGCTGCTGCGGCTGGGGCTGAAGCGGCCAAGACCGGATGGGAAGCGGCCGTCGCCACGCTTGCCGAATACGCCGCCAAGGCCCGCGACATTGGTGGCGACATCGGCAATGCACTGGTCTCTGCCTTCACCTCGGCCGAGAACGCCGTGGGTGAGTTCGTGAAAACCGGCAAACTCGATTTCCGTGATCTGGTCACGTCGATGATTGCCGACCTGGCCAAGCTGGCAGCCCGGCGCTTCATCCTCGGCCCCATCGCCAATGCACTGTCGGGTGCGCTGGGCGGCGCGGGTGGCATCTTCGCCAATATCTTGCACGCCGGTGGCATGGTCGGAGCGCCGGGCCCGGGCCGCATGGTTCCTGCGCTGGCCTTTGCCGGTGCCCCGCGCATGCACGCGGGCGGCTGGGCCGGGATCAAGCCCGATGAAGTTCCGGCCATCCTGCAACGGGGAGAGCGGGTCCTGTCGCGCCGGGAAGCTGCTGGTTATGGCCAAGGGCAAGGCTCTGCCCCGAACGTTTCCGTCACCATCAATGCCCGCGACGCCGAAAGCTTCCGCCAATCGCGCACGCAGGTGGCGGCCGACATTGCCCGTGCCGTGTCGATGGGTCGGAGGGGCATGTGATGGCGTTTCATGAGGTGCGCTTCCCCGACAATATCAGCCGCGGGGCGCGCGGCGGGCCGGAACGGCGGACACAGATCGTTGAGTTGGCTTCGGGCGACGAGGAACGCAACGCCAGCTGGGCCAACAGCCGCCGTCGCTATGACGTGGCCTATGGCATCCGGCGCGCCGATGATCTGGCGTCGGTGGTTTCGTTCTTCGAGGCCCGAAACGGCCGCCTGCACGGCTTCCGCTACAAGGATTGGGCTGACCATAAATCTGCTCTGCCGTCGCAGGCGATCTCCCCAACCGACCAGCAGATCGGCACCGGGACCGGCATTCAGCAGACCTTCCAGCTGGCAAAACGCTACACCTCCGGCCCGCAAACATGGGTCAGGACCATCGCAAAACCCGTGACCGGGACCGTTCGCGTGGCGCTGGGCATGGTTGAGCAGATGACAGGCTGGACCGTGGACACGACGACTGGCGTCATCACCTTCACCACCGCCCCAGCCAACAGCGTCATCATCCGCGCCGGTTTCGAATTCGATGTGCCAGTGCGGTTCGATAGCGACACCCTCGACGTGACCCTCGATTTTGAACGGCTGGGATCAATCACGTCCATCCCGCTCCTGGAGATCCGCAGATGAAAAGCCTCTCGCCCGCGCTGCAGTCTCATCTCGACGACGGCACCACCACCCTGTCCTGGTGTTGGCGGATTTCGCGGTCGGACGGTGTGGCGCTGGGCTTCACCGACCATGATCGCGCCCTGACCTTTGATGGCACGGACTTTGAACCGGAGAGCGGGTTCGCCGCATCGGAAATCCGTGCTGGCTCCGATCTCGCCGTCGATGCGCAGGATGCCACCGGCGTGTTGACCTCCGACCGGATCACGGAAACCGACATCCTCGACGGGCGGTGGGACAATGCGGCGGTGGAGTTGTGGCGGGTCAACTGGGCCGATACCAGCCAGCGCGTTTTGCTGCGCCGGGGTGCTGTCGGGCAAATCCGCCGTGGCCGCATGGCTTTCGTGGCCGAGGTCCGGTCGCTGGCGCATGTTCTGGGTCAGACGGTCGGCCGGACGTTTCAGGCGGGGTGTGATGCAAGGTTGGGCGATGCGCGCTGCGGCATCGATCTGGAAAACGCCATCTACAAGGGTACGGGCGTCGTCACCGACCTCTTGCGCGACCGGGCGTTCATGGCGTCCGGGCTGGCTGGTTTTGATGCGGGCTGGTTCACCTCCGGCACCTTGACCTGGACCAGTGGTGCAAATGCGGGGCGCGTCACCGAGGTCCTGGCGCATGGCTTGGCCGATGCCATCGCCACAATGACCTTGCTGGAAGCGCCAGTTCTGCCCATCGCCGAGGGAGACAGCTTCATCGCGCGGGCAGGCTGCGACAAGCGCATCGCCACCTGCAGCGCGAAGTTCGCGAATGTCGCCAATTTCCGGGGCTTTCCTAACATCCCCGGTCAGGACGCGGTGCTGCGCTATGCCAGCCAGGACGGCAGTCATGAGGGGAATGTGCTGTGATGGCTGCTGATCCTGCCCTTGTTATCGCCGCCGCCCGAAGCTGGCTTGGAACGCCCTACCACGACCAGGCCAGCCTGCGCGGGGTCGGCTGCGATTGCCTCGGCCTTGCGAGGGGCGTCTGGCGCGAGGTGGTGGGCGACGAACCGTTTCCGATCCCGCCCTATAGCCGGGACTGGGGCGAGACCGGGCCGCGAGAGGTGCTGGCCGAGGGTGCGCGCCAGATGATGCCGGAAATTATGCCACCCGACGCGGGTCCTGGCACGCTTGTCCTGTTTCGCATGGCACCGCGCGCCATTGCCAAGCACGTCGGGATCCTGACCGCGCACGACCGGTTTGTCCATGCCTATGAGCGGCTGGGCGTCGTCGAGGAGATCCTGACGCCGGTCTGGCGGCGACGCATCGTCTTCGCCTTCCTCTTCCCCAAAGATTGAGACCTCACACATGGCAACCCTTGTTCTCGGCGCCGTTGGCTCCGCGATTGGCGGCGCATTTGGCGGTGCCATCCTCGGCTTTTCGGGTGCGGCCATCGGCGGCTTCATCGGCTCCACCATCGGATCGGTGGTCGATAACTGGATCGTCTCGTCCCTCGCCCCGGCGCAACGGATCGAGGGCGCGCGGCTGGACAGCTTGCGCATCACCTCTTCGACCGAAGGGGCGGTAATCCCGCGCCTGTTCGGTCGCATGCGGATCGGCGGCAACATCATCTGGGCCACGGATTTCCGCGAAGAGGTCAACACGACCAGCCAGGGTGGCGGCAAGGGCAGCGGGCCCAAGGTTACCACCACCGAGTATCTCTACTTTGCATCCTTCGCCGTGGCGCTGTGCGAGGGCGAGATCACCGGCATTGGTCGCATCTGGGCCGACGGCAAGGCCATGGACATGACCGGCGTGACCTGGCGCTGGTATCCGGGCGACGAGGTGCAGACCCCCGATCCGTTCATCGCCGTCAAGATGGGCGCAGCCAACACCCCGGCCTATCGCGGCACCGCGTATGTCGTGTTCGAGGAGTTGAACCTCAGCGCCTTCGGCAACCGCTTGCCGCAGATCAGCTTCGAGGTGTTCCGCCCACTCGCGGACGCCGACACCGCCGAAGGACTGGTCAAGGCGGTCACGCTGATCCCGGCGTCGGGCGAGTTCACTTATGCGACACAGCCGGTCAAGAAGTCATCCGGCGCTGGCGCCGCGACTCTGGCCGAGAACCTGAACGCGATCACAGACACCGCTGACATCGTGGTGGCGCTGGACCGGCTGCAGGCCATGGCCCCGGCGGTGGAAAGCGTCAGCCTGGTGGTGGCCTGGTTTGGCGATGACCTGCGCGCCGGGAACTGCAAGGTGCGGCCGGGCGTCGAGGTGGGCATCAAGACAACGACGCCCTCGGCTTGGGTCGTGAATGGCATCGCACGCGCGGATGCGTTTCTGGTCAGCCGCGATGCCGAGGACCGCCCTGTCTACGGCGGCACGCCTGCCGACTTCGCCGTGGTGCAGGCCATTCAGGAGATGAAGGCGCGCGGATTGCGGGTGACCTTCTATCCCTTCCTGCTGTTGGACGTCCCACCCGGCAACACCAAGCCGAACCC